TGAAGACGCCGCCGCATCAGCCGGTGGCGCTGCGCAAGGCGGCCGACGACCCCGACCCGAATATGTACACGCACCTGACCCACGTGCATGAGGAGCGGGCGCTAGTCGAGGTCGACGTGCTCGGCATGGGCTGCACGCTGGTGCCGACCGCCGTCTTCCGGCAGCTCGAGCGGCCCTGGTTCCAGTTCCAGGCGGATGCGGCGGGCTGGATGCGCGTCACCGAGGACATCTGGTTTTGCCAGCGGGCCAAGCAGGAGGCGGGCTGCCGGCTGTGGGTGGACCCCACGCTCAACATTGGCCACGTGGCCCACAGCGTGGTGGGCGTGCGCAACTACGAGGAGTTCCTGCCTGCCGTCGAGAAGGCGCAGCGCGAGAAGCGGCGGCGGGCACTGGAGGCGGCGGCACAGCAGCAGGGGGCGGCATGACGGACATCCCCGAAAGCGCCATCCACGAGTGCGAGGCGGGGCAGTCGATCGACACGACCGACTTTGACTTTATGTATGGAGACGCATTCTCCACGATCGCGCTGGACGCCGGAGAGTCCGTATGGGGCGCAGACAACGGCGAGTACCGCACGCCGATTGTGTTCTGCCCGTGGTGCGGGGTGCGGCTGCCACTGCCGGAGAAGGAGGCCCGATGACGGACGTATTCGCGCGGTACATCACGCTGGAGCAGGCCGAGCGCATCACGGGCACGCCGTCGCGCACGCTGCGGGAGTGGGTGCGCAAGGGGGCGCTGACCCGGCACACCAACGCGGGCGGCTTCGTCATCCTCGTGGACATCGAGGAACTGCGGCCGCGGCCCAAGCTGACCACCCGCAGCACGAGCGCCACGGCATGAGCAGGCCCGAGCAATTCGCGGTTGCCGTGGTGGCTGGCCTGCTTGGGATGGCCGTCCTCGCCATCGCCCCACATGCCCTGACATTCCTTGACAGACTCCGAAAGCGGGCGCTTTCGCATCGACCGCCGATGCCGCATCGTGAGAACGGCGGGAAAGTCATAGCCGACCTGTTCCAGCTCACCGGCTTCGGCCTCATGGTGACTGGGGTGGCACTGTACTCAGTGCCGATGGCGCTGATTCTCGCCGGAGCGGCGCTGTTCCATGCGGGCGGATTAGCCGCTCGCCGGTAGCAGCTGCCGCGCACCAGGCGCGGTGTGACCCCATTCGCGGCGCTCTACGAGCGCAAGTCGTCGGCGTGGCTCGGGCCGCTTGGCTCGCTGGTGGCGGATCTGGTCCGCGACAGCAGCCCTGCGGCCCCGTCGTCGGCCATGCGGATCGCAGCGGCCTACGCCTGCGTCCGCGTCATCGCAGAATCCGTCGCCTCCCTGCCGCTGCACGTCTACCGCCGCCGCGCCGATGGCGGCAAGGAACGCGCGGCCGATGCCCCGCTGTACAGCCTCCTGCACCACGCCCCCACGGGCCGCCTGACCAGCTTCAGCTGGCGCGAGATGCTACAGACGCATCTGTGCCTGCGTGGCAACGCCTACGCCCTCATCTTCCGCGACCGCGACGGCAACGTGCGGGAGCTGTGGCCGCTGCACCCGGATCGGGTCGAGCCGAAGGAAAACGCCGACCTGTCCGTGACGTACTGGGTGCGGCTGCGCGATGACCAGGCGGCCAAGCCGTACCCGGCCCGCGACATCCTGCACATCGTCGGCCTGTCCGTCGATGGCCTGGTCGGCCGCAGCCCCGTGCAGGACGCGCGCTACGCCTTCGAGGTGGCCGACGCCACGGCGCAGACGGCCAGCAGCCTGTATACGCGCGGCTTCCGGCATGGCGTGGTGCTGACCCACCCGAAGAACCTGAGCCAAGCCGGGCAGGACATCCTCGCCAGCAGCTTCGCGCGCCACTACGGGCCAGAGGGCGGCGAGTACCCGATCGTGCTGGAAGAGGACATCAAGGTCACGACGTTGACCATGACGCCCGATGATGCGCAGTTCTTGGAAACGCGCAAGTTTGCCCGATCCGAGATTGCCAGCCTGTTCCGGGTGCCGCCGCATCTGATCGGCGACCTCGAGCGCGCCACGTTCTCCAACATCGAGCAGCAGAGCATCGAGTTCGTCACGCACTGCATCCGCCCGTGGCTGGTCCGCTGGGAGCAGGCGCTGACCCGTGCGCTGGTGCCGGCCGACTCCGACCTGTTCATCGAGTTCTCGATGGAGGGGCTGCTGCGGGGTGACAGCGCCAGTCGCGCTGCGTTCTATCGGTCGATGTTCCAGATCGGCGTGTACGACACCAACGAGATCCGCGCGATGGAGAACGCCAACGCCATCGACGGCGGCGACGTGCGGTACGTCGAGGGAAATCTGATGCGGCTCGGCTCCACGGGAGTGGCAGCCGGTGCGGGGGCCGCGCCTGCTGCGCCACAGGAGGCGGTGGCATGAGCACCAAGCGGCTGGTGGTGGCGCTGGACGCCAAGGGGCTGGACGCCGACGGGGAGGGCACGTTCGAGGGCTACGGCTCGGTCTTCCATGTGCGGGACACCTATGGCGACGTGGTGATGCCTGGTGCCTTCACGCGCACACTGGCCGACGCGCAGAGCAAGGGCCGTGCACCCGCGATGCTGTGGCAGCACGACTACGACCGGCCCATTGGCGTGTGGGAGTCGATGCGTGAAGACGGTCACGGCCTGGTGGTCAAGGGCCGCATCGCCACGCAGACGCGCGACGGGCGCGACGCCTATGAGCTGCTGAAGCTGGGCGCGCTGACCGGGCTGAGCATCGGCTATCGCACCAAGAAGTCGGTCTGGGACGAGCCGAGCAAGACGCGGCAGCTCACCGATGTGGACTTGTACGAGGTCAGCCCTGTCGTCTTCCCCGCCAATGACGCCGCGCGCGTCAGTGCGGTGAAGGGTGACGGGCTGCCGACCGTGCGGGAACTGGAGGACGCCCTGCGGGATGCCGGACTGTCCAGAAAGCAAGCCAAGGCCATCCTGGCCGATGGCTGGAAGGCGCTGCGGGACGCCGCGCTCGATGACGAGGATGCCGTGGTGCAGACACTGCGCCAGGCCGCCAAGGAGCTGAGAGCATGAGCGAAATCAATGCGGCGCTCGACGAACTGAAGCGCGCGAATTCGGAGTTCCAGCACACGCTGACGCGTCGTGTGGACGAACTCCAGACGCGGGGTGCCGTGCATCCCGAGACGGAAGCCAAGCTGGCCCGCATCGCCGAGTCGATGGACGGGCTGAAGGCCAAGGCCGACGCCGAAGAGGCGCAGCGCGTGGCCCTCAAGCGCATCGTGGACGAGCAGGACGCCCGTCTGCAGAAGCTGGCCGCGATGGGCGTGGACGGCAAGGGCGAGGGCCTGACGCCGGAGCAGCGCGAGCAGAAGGCCGCCTTCCTGAAGTTCGTCCGCAAGGGCGCGGACGTGCTCAACGGCGACGAGCAGAAGGCCATGTCGGTCGGCTCCGACCCCGATGGCGGCTACCTCGTGCCCGCCGACATGTCGGGCCGTGTCGTCTCGAAGATCTTCGACACGTCGGCCATCCGCACGATCGCGTCGGTCCAGAGCATCAGCACCGATGCGCTCGAGGGCCGGACCGACGTGGCCGAGGCCAACGCGGGCTGGGTCGCGGAGACGGGCAGCCGTGACGCCACGACCTCCCCGACGCTCGGCAAGTGGCGCATCCCGGTCCACGAGCTGTACGCGATGCCGGAAGCCACGCAGAAGCTGCTGGACGATGCCGGCGTCGATGTCGGCGCGTGGCTCGAGGGCAAGATCGCCAGCAAGTTCTCGCGCCTCGAAGAGACGGCGTTCGTCACGGGCGACGGCGCGGGCAAGCCCCGCGGCTTCACGACCTACACCACGGCGACCACCGTGGACGACTCGCGCGCCTGGGGCACGCTCCAGCACGTGGCGTCGGGGTCGTCCGGTTCGTTCGGGACCGATCCGAACGGCGTGAACAAGCTGCTGGACCTGATCGGCTCGCTGAAGCCGCACTTCCTGCCGGGCGCGCGCTTCGTCATGAGCCGCATCACGCAGACCAAGGTGCGCCAGCTCACCGACGCCTCGAGCGCGGGCAAGTTCGTCTTCGTGCCGTCGTTCCAGGCGGGCGTGCCGAACACGCTGCTGGGCTACCCGGTCATCATCGCCGACGACATGCCGGCGTACTCGACGGCCAACGCGCTGGCGGTGGCCTTCGGTGACTTCGCCAGCGGCTACCAGATCGTGGACCGGCTCGGCATCAGCGTGCTGCGTGACCCGTACACGAACAAGCCCTACGTGCGGTTCTACGCCGTCAAGCGGGTCGGCGCGGACGTGGTGGACTTCGAGGCGATCAAGTTCCTGAAGATGGCCTAGTCGGCGCAGGGACATCACAGGGAGAGACGCACATGCGAGACAACGTCAACAGCTTCAAGATCGTGAACGCCCTCGGCTACGCCGCGCGCACCGCCACCGTCAGTGGCGAGGTGATCGACGTGCAGGGCTACGACAAGGCCACCATCGTCGTGCAGGTCGGCACCGTGACCACGGCCGACGCCACGAACCGGTTCACCATCGACCTGTACCACGGCGACCTGGCCAGCGGCACCGACGCCACTACGGTGCCGGCGGCCCAGCGCATCGGCTCGGCGTTCGACATCGACGCTAGCGGTGATGCCGACAAGACGGGGGCCTTTGGGTACCTCGGCAACAAGCGGTACATCCGCCTGCAGGCCACCGAGTCGGGCACGGCGTCGGTCGTGTTCGGTGCGACCGCGGTGCTGGGCGATGGGGCGCAGCAGCCGTCGCAGGCTGCCGACCTGAACTAAGCCATGCAGGTGCTGATGTGCGAGCACAAGGCCGTGATGGATGCCGGGCGGGAACGCACGTTCTCGCCGGGCATCGTCTATGAGCTGCCTGACGGCTTGGCGCAGCAGTGGTGCGCGTCAGGGGCGGCTACCGTCCCTGATGACGTTGAACTGTACGACGTGACTGCGCTAGGCGACGGCGTGCCGTCGTTCATGCCGCACCCGCGGAGACGCGCGAAGCGATGA